AAAATACATAATCCGCATGAAAAGTGCGAAGCGTGGTGAATAAAGCTATTAGGAGGAGCAATTCTATGAGTAAGAAAAAAGGTGGAAAACTCAAATGGGTAGTTTTAGCAGTTGTTGCCATTGGCGTTATCGGTGCCATTGGCGGAAATTCGGATTCAAACACCACGTCTTCTTCCAGCACATCTGCAAAGACGGAATCTGCAAAGGAAACTGATACACCTACACCAATTGAATACACAGCTGTATCAGTCAATGATATGATGTCTCAGCTTGATGATAACGCACTTGGAGCATCTGATAAATACAAAGGGCAATACTTAGAAATCACTGGTAGACTCGGGAACATTGATTCATCTGGAAAATATATCTCCCTCTATCCTGACGATGAATATGCGATAATCGGCGTTCAATGCCAGATTAAAAATGATGAGCAGCGTTCGAAAGTCGCATCAATGGCAAAAGGTGACACTGTTACATTGAAAGGAAAATGTACGGATGTCGGAGAAGTGCTTGGATATTCTCTTGATATTGATGAAATAGAATAAATGCTAAAAAAGACCGGCTCTCGCTACCAACGGGGACCGGTTTTTAAAAATAAGACAATTCCAGAGAAAAATCTTACCTGCACATTAAGTATATCATCTCCGGGATTGCCATACAAGTGTAAAAAAAGGAGAATGATAAAATGAATGAATCAGTATGTATCTATTTAAGGAAATCCAGAGCCGATCGGGAAGCTGAAGCGCAC